CTTTACGAAAGTTGGAATTAACATGCACTCATCAGAAGTCGACATCATGTATAACACTCTCAAGAAATTTTCTCCATACATTATGGAAGGCGATTATGGGGGTTATGATACAAGTATGCCAGTTGGTATAGGTATTATGGCAAACTCCGTTGTTTATAATTCTTTAAAAAAACTTGGTTATAATGATCATTCATTACGAATAGTCCAAGGATTATTGACAGACAATCTTTATCCTACTGTAGTAATGGACGGAACAGTGTTCACTCCACCTGGTTTTCAACCTTCTGGCAAATATGCTACTGCCGAAGACAATTCCCTTCGCGGTATTATTCTTTTATATTATGCATTTGCCATTATGTGTACCCCTTTAGGTTGTGATAATGCTATGAATCAAACTCAAAAATTTAAAATACGCGATTTTACTAAACTTTTACTACCCATAACATATGGAGATGATATGTTGTGTGGTGTTAAGGAGGAATTATCGAGTTATTTTAATAACATTACATATGCTAAATTCGTTGAAGAAATATATTATATGTCCTTTACGACGTCAGACAAAAAAGAGCATTCTTCTAGATTTATAGATATATCTCAAATTTCTTTTCTTAAAAGAAGTTTCAAATATCATCCTGAATTAAAGAGAATGGTTGCTCCTTTAGATAAAGATTCTTTGATGAAAAGTTTATGTTACTATTTACCCTCAAAAGAAATTACACCTGAAGATCAGTTAATTCAAACTTGTAACTCAGTTATGAGAGAATTATTATTTCACTGTGATGATGAAGTTGAGTATGAAAACTATAGACAAAAATTTATACACACATTAGCCGAAAATACTAGATTCGGTGTTGAAGAACTTCTACCCTTGTTTCCAACTTGGATAGAATTAATTAACAAACATTCTAGTGATTGATTTTTATTATTTTTTTCTTATAAAAAATAAAACTTGACTCCAAATTTACTGAATATCTTTTACTTTATCAAACCCTAAGAAAGATATTTTCAGGAAAAGTCATTATAAAAGGAGGTCTATTTAGACTTATTATGATACTATTAATGCCTTATTGTGGCGATCCCACTTTAAAAGATAAATGTATTGGTTTGCGTCAGTAATCACCTAATTCAGTGATTACATTGATGTAATATGAATTGCAAAACAAAATTACAAATTAACGAAATGTGAGCACCCTTCGGCCTCATATTGCTGTAAACATCCAGCACTCCCCTCCCAACAACGTTTACATGTTGCAGCAACTGCTGATTTTGAAAGTGCCATTTCTAAGCTTGCGAGAACTACTGATAATCTGCAAAAAATAGTTGAAGTTTTAGAACAATCAACTTATGTCAAAGCAGAATCTGAAGATCTACCATCTACGGAAATTCCACTTGTTAAAATTGGACCCAATTTTAAGATGACTTATCGTCAACTTATTAAAAGAAATGATTTGCGCACTAATCCTCTAAC